CTTTCATCGTGAGCTTTATCACTATGATCACGGTACTTGGTGCACTCAATATTGGTGCTGCTCTGAAGGCTCGTCGTAGCAAAACATATCTCACTGAAGAGATAAAGGAGGAGGACCAAAATGAAGAACTAGTTAAGCTGAGAGAACGTGAAAAAGAATTAATGAAAGAAATTTATTTCCTTAAACAAGATATGATGTTTGCCCATCATGCTTGTGATGCTGTTGTTGGAACTACACCCCAAGAGCAGATGAAAAAATTTTATCAAATTGATTGTTTGGCATGGTGTGCCAAAATGAAAAAAGAAATCCAAGAGATGGAAGAACGTATTGATAATCAAAAGTTTGAATTACCTATGGTAAAAGAACTTTGTGACCCAGTACCCGTTAAAACATCTGAACCTGTTGTTCAAGGAATTCTTCATGATTTTGGGAAAATGCCTGTTTCGGCTCCTGGTGACGATAAGAAAAATGTTTGGGTAACTAAGGAAAGAACCTTGACGAGTTTTGATTTTCTTCCGAACCGTGCCACCAATCTTAGTGCACTCAACAAGGCGTTGACACGTTGTGTTGTGCGTATTGAGATCATTGGGCACAAAAATGGTTTTATGAAGAAATACTCTGGTCTTGGAATTGTCCTTGACAGAGACACTTTACTTATTAACGCTCATGCTCTGTTTCCTGGTAACAATACTATTAATGTCTACTTTAGTTCTACTAAAGGCACATCAACTGCCGTTGTTACCTTAAACCCACGTGGACCTCAATTGACCATTCTCCAAGAGAGAGACCTATGTTTTATTAAAACTCTTGGCTTGCCTCCTGTTTACAGTAGTATCCAAAACAATCTTATTAAAGCTTCCTTTAATACGAAGTGTGATGGGTTTTATATCAAGAAGCAACCTGATGGCACTGTGACTAAACATATTGTCCGAAAAATCGAAAGAGTTGACATTTCCATGCAAGTGGGAGACAATTACTTTCGTACCGCTGCATACATTGGAACACCAGATGAGCCAACGGAAGAAGGCGAATGTGGTGCACCTCTTATTATGGAAACTGGATTTGGACCTGTGATTGTGGGCATTCATTTTATGTATGATCACAAACAAAATATTGTTTATGCTACTCGTTTAGTTCATGAGGATGTTGATGGCTTTCTCAACAAGATTGACATTGACGTTGGTGAGATTAATGTTCAAGGACACACTATTATTGTGCCCGAGAAATCTTTTATTGACTTCCATGAAGACGCTCGAATTATGTATCATGGTGAGTTGGCTATCCATAAAGTTCGACCAAAAACAAGAACTGTTCACACAGAGATTGCGGAACAACTTTATGAAATGCCATCTTTTGAAGATTTTAAATTTGAAGACAAGTACCATGCACCGTTGATGCACACTTGGATTCCTCAACAAGTGTCTCTTACTGAGTACGCCCAACCAGCGGTTGGTATTGATGAAACCAAGATTATTGCTTGTGCTGAAGTGTTTTTGCAACATATTTTGGACAATTTACCACCAGGCGAATTGGACCTTATTCATCCATATCCACTTGATGTTGCCATCAATGGTGTTCCAGGAATGGCTTATGTCGATGGGATTAAAAGGAGTACATCTATGGGTTTTCCCTTTCATCGTTCTAAACGCGGTTACATTGAACTACTTGATGATGATAGATGGCCTGATGGTGTTAAGTTTACGCCGGAAGTAGAACAAATGATTGAATCTCTTTTGGAAAAATATATGCGTGGAGAGCGCGCTCACCCCATATTTTCGTCCAATCTTAAAGATGAAGCGGTTGCTTTACGAAAGTTTTTGGCGGGAATTACCCGTGT